ATGGCAAAAAAGTTTCTCACCGCTAAAAAATCCATTGATGGTGTAAAGGGTTTTATCAATTCAGATTTAGCCGAGCCGGATTGCAATCAGAGTGTGGGCATAGACCGCGTAGGACAGGCGGGAAAACATATTGAGCTTTCAAAAGAGTGGCTACTTATTTTATCAGTTGATTTTCAGCAAATTTCCCCATATTTTTGGTATGTTGTCCGCGCATGGAACGGAACAGACGCAAGCCACGGCATAGAGTGCGGATCGTTTATGCAGTGGCACGAGATGGACGAGATACAAGCCAAATACAAAATCATTCCACAGGCCGTATTTATTGATTCGCGATATAATCGCTCAGAGGTTTTGCAAAATTGCGCCAACATGGAGATGACATCACGCGGTAGCTTAGACCCCGCCGTACAAGACGCCTTGCCCATGTGGAATGGATGGAATCCAGTCATGGCCTTCGGCAATCACCGCGAGTTTCGCGTTCAAGATGAACAGGGCGGATTTCGCTATCAGCCCTTTCGGTGGATGGGAGGCCATGACCCATACATAGGCACGGAGCTTGCAAAGCGCGTACAAATCCAAATCCTAGAGTTTAAATCCGATAATTTTGAAGATTTGATGGAGAATGTGCGTTCAGGGAAAACTTTCTTTAACTGGACTATTTCGCCGGAGATGGACACGCCAGAATATAATAAGCATATGGCCGGAAAGATTCGTAAATCTAAAAAAAACAATCCGCGTGATTACTCATGGGTGCAGCGTAGAAGCGATTGGGCAGACCATATCCGAAGTTGTGAGCTAATTGGATTCGCCGGAGCCTATGCGCTTAATCTGATTTCTTACGATGCGGCCAAAACCAAAGAAGAAAAAACTTGATTTTGTGAATAATTTAACGATAATAGAAAACGAAATAGGCGAGCCAAGCACGGCCCGCCCATCTCTAACAATTAACATAAATCGCATTATGCCAATCGCTGCCGGAACATTCGCGGATTACGCCGCAATAATCAATCAAAAAGAGCCGCTTATTAAATTTAGGCCGTTTGAAGATATAACCGGGAAAAGGTTTAATAGGCTTGAGGTTTTAGGGTTTGTAAGAATCCCGAAACTTTCAAAGCAACAATGGCTTTGCCGCTGTGATTGCGGAAGCTTATTTTTAACAAAAACGACTGATTTAAAGCGCGGCAAGGTTCAATCATGCGGGTGCCTTCATGCTGAAAATGCTAGGGCAAGGCGATTCAAGCACGGGCAATCTCATAAAAGAATTTCAGAATATGAAACATGGCAGGCCATGAAGAAAAGATGCTTATACAAAAAGCATAAGCACTTTAAGCATTATGGCGGGCGCGGAATTAAAGTTTGCGAACGTTGGGAACATAGTTACGAAAACTTTATTGCGGACATGGGTATGAAGCCAACTCCCAAACACTCCATTGAAAGAATCAATAATGACGGTGACTATTGCCCTGAAAATTGCAAATGGGCGACGATGCTTGAACAGGCGGCCAACCGAAGGCCGCGCATAACGGAAAGGCGACACCCCTTGTTCAGTTCCAGAAAAGTAATCAAAACCAAATAGGAGGAAACAAAATGAAAGACCAACAAGCAAGACAAGAAATCGGAATACTAAATAATCGCATCAATCTCTTAACGAAGATTCTTGAAACCGAAGACACTCATTTTCCGGTAAGGAATGATGTTTGTGAAAATAGAAAATGCTTTCATCCATACGAATTTTCTTTTTTTGTTCCTGAATGGGCCGCACCCCATCCGCTGGACGGTAGGACGGTTGTCGCTATGCTCAAAGCCATCCGCGACGACATAGACAGAATTCATGGATACCTTGGCGTTGAGCCGGTTTATCATGAATCAAAAACCACACTTGAGAAGGTGAAGAAATGAACACAAACTGGTTTAAATCCTATGGCACTGGCCCCGTATTTACAGTCGGAAGGCTTGGCAGATTTCTAATCAAGCATGGTCTTGCCAGATATGTTGATTGGAATATTATTCAATGCTTTCGATTCAACCCCAAATTTTTACAATGAAACCAATTGAATTCGAGGGACAGACAATCGTTCTATCAAAACCGCCAAGCATGACCGATGAGGAATGCGGTTCACTGGCGATACTACAATTAGACGGCACTTGCATATCGTGCTGGAAAATGTCTTGGCGCGAACGGCTCAAGGCTTTCTTTACAGGCGTTATGTGGATTGGCGTCTATTCCGGTAAAACGCAACCGCCTATCTATGTAGCCATAGACCGGCCATTTAACATCACAAAGCCATGAAACCGAGTTGCTTTATTACAGCCAAAGAACTAGCCCCAATCCTAGAAATGAAACCACCCAAGCTGTTATTGTGCGAGGAATCATTAGGGCTTAGACCATTGCGTGACCCTAATTTCGGAAAGCCTGTGCGCTGGTTCAGGAACAAGGCTCTAGCCTGCCTGATTGCCAAGGGGTATAATGTGGAGTTTTGATATGAACCTAATCCAACTATCTAACGGCGACTGGATAAATCCAGCCGATGTTAAATCTATATGGGCAGACCAATTTCCAGACGAGAGCGGAAAATATGAATCGGGTGTAGATTTTAAACGCGGTGGCGTGGTTCAACAATTCGACACACAGTCTGAATCTTTTAGGTTCCGCGATGATTGCGCCAGAAAAGTAAATGATGCGCTACAAGCATTTAATGGCCCAATGATAAATCCAAGCCACCTGAAATAAGAATCAAAGCTAATCACAGTTAATAACAATTAACGTTAAAGTTGTAAATAGGTATCGTTACATGCGATTAATAGTCGCGTGGACATATCCGCCGAGACACTACAAGGCTTTTGCGATGATGCTTGGGATGCCGCCATTGCTGGCGCGAATACCTATCGGCCTCAGTTGAGGCTTTATGAATCTTCACTTGCCAAGCTGTTCGCTGGCGGCTCCATCGGTTCGGTCTCAAAGAATTCAGTTTCCCAGTCTTATCGTGGCCCCGGCCTAGGTTCTTACACGCCCGTCCAGCTTAGTAATGCTTGGCGGATGCTGATTAACCTCTACGATGAGGTTTTAGTCTATTGCAACCACCTTTACACGCTTTCACAGGCTGTCCCGCCTCCGTCTCCTAATTCAATTCCGGCTTTGTTTATAGCAAAGTTTCCTGAATTTCCGCAAGACCCCGATAATGCCGTCTATTATTTCATGGGCAAGAAGTTGCAGCCCATTGATTCTTATGAGACGGATTTGACGGATTTGAGACTGCCCTTAACCCGTGGTGCAACGGCTCCGGTTGCATGGTGATATGAAAACACAATCATATCTTGAAGCCTTGGAGGAATCCGCTGACAAGCGCGAGAAATTTGAATCTTGCGCTAAAGAGGTTATGCGCCGATTTGCTTGGCATTATGCAAACACGCCGGGAGTTAATCAACACACAAGCCAAGAAGAATTTGAAGGCTTTCGGAAAACAATTTTAAGCGCGGAGGCGTGCGTATGAAATTCAAACTTCATATCGTAAATGCGGCGCGAGCCTTGGCGAACACGTTTCCTAATTCCAAGTTTTGCGGGCGAGTCTTAAAATCTGCATACGCATGGTATGAAAGCGGTTGGCCGGGATTTACCGATGGCAGTTCCTACGTTCCATCCATAGTTCAGGATCCCCGCTTTGACCAAAATTATGTCACCCGCCGAGAACTGTTGCGGAAGATGCGTTATTGGTCACAGAACTCCCCTTTGTGCGAGGCAATTCTGTCCGTAGGCGAGCGATATACCGTTGGTTCATCCGGCTTGCATGTCACATTCTATCCCAATGACGATTTAAACGAGGACGCAGACAATTCATGGTATGAACGTGCGGACTCAGTAATCCATGAATGGTTTCAGAATTGCGGCTGGAATGGCGAGACGATGCAAACCCTTCTAAAGGTTGGCTACCGCTGCCAGCGCGTTGACGGCGAAATCTTCTATCTGAAAACGCGCAAGATGCTGCCACTGCAATATAACGGACGCATTTTGCAAGTGCCTAAGCCTGTGCTGCAAATGGTAGAAGCGCATCGTGTTGAATCGCCTTGGAATCGTTGGGAAGATGAGGGTAACCACCTTATTGACGGCGTACAATTCAAGATTGTTTCCACTGATGGTGGCGGGCAGCTTTTGGAAAAAACTGGGTACTGGACTCGTAACGGCATGGGTAGTTTCGAGCAAAACGATTCATGGTATCAAATACCTGCATCGGATGTTTTCCATGTTTTTAATCCTACCCGCGCAAACCAATATCGCGGAATATCTGATTTCTACGCTGTTGAGGTGAATCTTCATAAATTGGAGGACTTGCTCAATATCGAAATGAAGGCGCAGAACAGCCAAAGCATCCGCGCCGTTGGTATCGAGACTGCAAGCGGACAGGCGGCTTCTCCATTGGACAGAAAGATTGAACTAATCAATGCTGCCCGTGGACAGACTAATACGCCCCCCGCCAATCTGGACGCCGCATTTAATCAGCGTTGCGAGACTTACCGCCGTGAAACCGGGGCTTATATTTACGGCTTAAAGATGGGGGAAAAGGTTCACTTTGATTCTCCTACCCGCCCCGCTGAATCAACTTTAATGCTTTGGGAATATCTCACTAATTCAATCTGTGCCGGCACTCACGCCCCGCGTTGTATTGTATTCGAGAAGATTTCTGGCGCATCGGCGAAGGGGCAAGGTACTGAAGTACGCGCACAACTTGACGCCGCCGATGCGTTCTATAATGGCGATTTTCAAAAGTGGAAATGCTTTGTGCGCGAAGCCGTCATATACTTCATGGAGTGGGCGATTAAGAATGACTATCGCGTGTCCGATGCTCCTCCTAATTGGAGGGATTGTATTCATATCCATCAGCCGCAGGCGGTTAACGTTGATGTCGGCAACCAGATGTCGGCCAATATGATGGCCCTTGCCGCTGGCGCGATGGACTACGACATGATTTTAGGCCCGCAAGGAACATCATTTGTTCAAGTGGCAAAGCGTCTTGCCCGCCAGCAACGAATGATTGAAAAGCTGGACTTGAAGATTTCGCTCCCCGCACTTTTGGCGAGCCAGATTCCACTTGATGGCACACCCAAAGGACAGGGCCAACCACAGGAGGCTAACGCATAATGAACCGCGCACAAAAAATCTTGTTCCTGAATACGCACGGCGTTGATGTTGCGGCTAACGTGACTAACAAATGGCTTGATGCAGAAATCGCCAAATTTGAAAACCGCGTAGTTAATTACGCTGGCGGAAAGATAAATGTCGTCTTCAACAAGAGTGATGAAACTCCGGTTGAAGTGATGATTTATCAAGATATTGGTGACGACCCTTTTTCTGGCATGGAAGGGTTTACCGCCAAATCTTTTATAGATTCCCTAAAGGACATTCCAAATACGCGGGCATTGGATTTGCGTATCAATTCCGCAGGCGGTTCAGTCTGGGAAGGTTTGGCAATTAAGACCCGATTGCAGGATTGGAAAGGTAAAAAGACGGCGAGTATTGACGGTATGGCGGCTTCCGTGGCGTCTTGGCTGGCGATGGACAAGGATATTGAACTCCGTGCCCCACGCCATGCCCAAATGTTCATCCATGACGCATGGGGAATGTGCATGGGCAATGCGGAAGATATGCGTTCACAGGCTGGCGACTTGGATACAACTTCGCAGCAAATAGCGCAGATGTACGCTGATAAATCAGGAAAGACAGTTGACGAATGCCGTTCTTTGATGAAGGCCATCTCGCTTTTCACCGCCGAAGAAGCGAACAAGCTGGGATTTATTGACAAGCTGACCGACGACGAGCCGGTTCAGAATTTCACCGAGAAACAGATTAACAATATGACTTCAAAGCTGGTTGCTTTGAACAAGTATAAACTTCCCGCTCAACAGGGCGGTGATAACACAAAAAACACAATGAAAAAACACCAAAAAATCGCCCTGCTTAACAAGTGGGGTATCACCGCCCCGAAAGACGCCACCGATAAGGTGCTGGACAGTCTGATTGCCTTGGGCAAGCAGTTCCCACAGAACAAAGACGCCAAGAAAGTCAAAGACGATGAGGATGAGGCCATGAATGCGCCTGAACCCGCCGCTGAAAAACCCGACCCAGATGCCGATGAGGGCGCGGGCGGTGACGATGAGAGCGCGGAATTCAAAGCCGCTACCGCCAATCAGAAAAAGGCTACTGACCGCCTCAACAAGTTTCTGTTGAACCAGCGCAAGGTTGCGATGCAGGCCAGCTTTGACAAGCTCGTTACCGAAGGCCGTTTGGCCGCTAATGATGTCAAAAACTGGATGGAAACCGCCATTGCGATGGAGGATAACGAACAGGGCGAAAATCCTATTCTCATCCAACTGAACAAGCTCCCCGCCGTGGTTCCCGGCCATGCTCCGTTGAACATCGTTGTGGGTGAATCGGACAACATCACGGATTTGGACAAAAATGTCCGCAATCTAATGGAGGCGCAAGCTTATCACACCCGCAATGGTCGCGGCCCTGAAAATCATTCTGAACGTGTTGAGGTTTCCCGCCGCTCGAAAGAAGTTGCGCGTCAAATCAACCGGCTCAAGAAGTATGAAGGCGGTGTCACCGAGAATTCAATCACTGGTGCACTGCCGAAATTGACCGGCCCGCTGGTTGATGCTTGGAATCAATGGGCGAATGGCAGTCCGCGTAATGCCAACACGATGTCAAGCCAGCTTTTGCGGCAGGTCATTCTGTCCGAGGTGATGCGTGCTTTCCGTCGCCAGTTTGCGAGCTTGGAAATCTTCGCGCATAACTTCGGCTCTGTACCGCTCGAAGGTACGGACGTTGTTAACGTGCCTTACTACCCGCTTTCGACGACCGCCAGCACGGAATTCACCTACGCTGCCGGTTACACGATTGCGGCGAACGCGCAGACGCTCTACAAGCAAGTCACCGTTGGCGGTATCGGCAACGGTGTTGCCTCCGCTGGCTCAGGCCGCAAGTATCAGCCGCTAGCGTTCACCGCTTACGAAATCCGTCGCCAGCCTTGGTTGGACATTCAGAAGTTGTCCGTGATGGCTGGCGAACAGTTGGCGATTGATGTTCGCGCTGACATCATCGGCACTCAAATCAACGCGGCGAACTTCGGAAACGCCATTTATACCGGCGCGGCTGGCGGTTTTGACCACACCATCGTTGGTAATGTGCTCGCGCTTGCTGCCACCAAGGGCTTCTGGCCCATCAATGGGCGCAATGTG